TCAGACCGGCGCGGTAGCGCCAGAGGAAACGGAAACCCAACCCAAGAGCGAGTGGCTGGAAAACCTGGTGGCGAGCCATACCACCAAACCGCGCCTGCCCATCATCAGCGCCGACGATCGGCTGGCCGAGGCCCGAGGCGTGAAGGGGGTTCTGGAAGGCAAGAGCGGCATCGGCAAGACCAGCCAGCTGTGGACCCTGCCGCCGGAAAAGACCCTGTTTTTCGACCTGGAAGCCGGCGACCTGGCGGTGGACGGCTGGGCCGGCGACACCATCCGGCCGCGTACCTGGCAAGAGTGTCGCGACTTCGCCGTGTTCATCGGCGGGCCCAATCCGGCGCTGCGGGACGAACAGCCGTACAGCGAGGCCCACTACGAGGACGTCTGTAAGCGCTTCGGTGATCCGGCGGTGCTCGACAAGTACGAAACCGTGTTCATCGACTCCATCACCGTGGCCGGCCGCCTCTGCTTCCAGTGGTGTACGGGCCAGCCTCAGGCGGTATCGGAAAAAACCGGCAAGCCGGACATGCGCGGCGCCTACGGGCTCATGGGCCAGGAGATGATCGGATGGCTCACGCACCTGCAGCACACCCGCCGGAAAAACGTCTGGTTCGTCGGGATCCTCGACGAGAAGCTGGACGACTTCAACCGGCGAGTGTTCAGCCTCCAGATTGAGGGCGCGAAGACCGGCCTGGAACTTCCCGGAATCGTCGACGAGGTCATCACCCTGGCCGAGATCAAGGACGATGACGGCGCCACCTACCGGGCGTTCGTCTGCCAGACCTTGAACCCCTGGGGCTACCCCGCCAAAGACCGCTCCGGCCGCCTCGACCTGGTCGAGGAACCGAACCTCCAAAAGCTGATGGAGAAGATCCAGAGCCCCGGGCGTCCCGCCCCGGAGCGCCTCGACTTCACCAGCCCCGCCGCCACCCCTACCGCATAAGGAATACCAACAATGAGTACCTGGAACGACTTCAACAACGCCGACGACCAACAGTCCTACGACCTGATCCCCAAGGGCACCCTCGCCAAGGTACGGATGACCCTCCGTCCGGGCGGATACGACGATCCCAACGAGGGCTGGACCGGCGGCTACGCCACCCGCAACGACAAGACCGGTTCCGTCTACCTGAACGCCGAGTTCGTGGTGACGGAGGGACCGTACGCCCGCCGCAAGGTCTGGTCCCTGATCGGTCTGCACAGCGGCAAGGGCCCGGAGTGGGCCAACATGGGCCGCGCCTTCATCAAGGGCATCCTCAACTCCGCCAGGGGCGTTCACCCGAGCGATGAGACTCCCCAGGCGCAGAACGCCCGGCGCATCTCCGGTTTCGCCGACCTGGACGGCATCGAGTTCGTCGCCAAGCTCGATTGGGAGAAGGACGCCAAGGGTGACGACAAGAACGTCGTCAAGCAGGCCATCGCCCCGGACCACAAGGAGTACGGGACGGCGATGGGGGCGGTATCGGCACCCGCTCCGACACCTGCCGCTTCCACTCAGGCCACCTCCAACGCTGGCCGGCCCAGCTGGGCTCAGTAGTGCCATGATCCTCCGACCCAGACAAAAACAGATGGTGGAGCGCTCCGTGGGGGCGCTCCACCAGTACGGCGACACCCTGGCGGTGGCACCCACCGGCAGCGGCAAGACCATCGTGCTCTCCTCGGTCACCGGAAAGCTGCTGGGTGAGCCCGGCGCCAAGGCCTGCATCCTGGCGCACCGGGATGAGCTCACCGACCAGAACCGGCAAAAATTCCGGCGGGTGAATCCGGGCATCGACACTTCCGTGTTCAACGCCAAGATGAAATCGTGGGACGGTCAGGCCACCTTCGCCATGGTGCAGACCCTGTCGCGGGAGGTGAATCTCAAGCAGATCCCATCCCTCGACCTGCTGGTGATCGACGAGGCCCACCACGCCACGGCGGACAGCTACCGGCGGGTGATCGACCGGGTGCGGGACCGGAATCCGAACGCCAAGGTCTACGGCGTGACCGCCACCCCCCAGCGGGGCGATGGCACCGGCCTGCGGCACGTGTTCAGCAACGTCGCGGACCAGATCAGCCTGGGGGAGCTGATCGCTTCGGGGCACCTAGTGTCGCCCCGCACCTTCGTCATTGACGTGGGTGCCCAGGAGGCCCTCAAAAACGTCAAGCGCAAGGCCATCGACTTCGACATGGACGAGGTGGCGGCGGTGATGAACAGCCGTCCCATAAACGATGCGGTGGTGCACCACTGGCGGGAGAAGGCGGCGGACCGCAAGACCATCGTGTTCTGTTCCACCGTGGCCCATGCGGAGGCGGTCTGCGACGCCTTCAATCATGCCGGCATCGAGGCGGTGCTGATCCACGGGGAGCTGTCCGAGCAGGAGCGCCGGGCGCGGCTTGCCGACTACGAGCGCGGCGATGCCCAAGTGGTGGTGAACGTAGCGGTGCTTACCGAGGGCTACGACTACACCCCCACCGCCTGCGTGGTGCTGCTTCGGCCCAGTTCCTACAAATGCACCCTGATCCAGATGGTCGGCCGGGGCCTGCGCACGGTGGATCCCAACGAGTACCCGGGAATGGTCAAGAGCGACTGCATCGTGCTGGATTTCGGCACCGCCACCCTGATGCACGGGTGCCTGGAACAGGACGCCAGCCTGGAGGATCGGGATAAGGAGGACCGGGATGCCCCGTCCAAGGAGTGTCCGGAGTGCGACACGATTCTGCCGGCCCGGGTGGCCGAATGTCCGGTGTGCGGGTACGAATTCAAGGGCCACGACAAGGGCTGTCTGACCGACTTCGTGATGACGGAGATCGACCTCTTGGCCCGGTCCAACTTCCTGTGGGTGGATCTGTTCGGCGCCGAGGATGCGCTGATGGCCGCCGGGTTCAAGGGGTGGGGCGGGGTGTTCTTCCAGGACGGTCGCTGGTACGCCGTGGGTGGTGCGAAGGGGTATCGACCTCGCCTCCTGGCCATTGGCGAGCGGATGGTCTGTCTGGCGGCCGCAGATGACTGGTTGAACGATCACGAGTCCATCGACTCGGCCCACAAGACCCGGAGCTGGCTGAACCAGCCGCCCACCCCGGCGCAACTGCGCTACCTGCCCCCGGAGTGCCGGGCCGACTTCGGTCTGACCCGCTACCAGGCCTCCTGCCTGATGACCTTCAAGTTCAACAAGCGGGAGATCCGTGAATTGGTGATGGCGGCGGGTGACCGGGAGATGGTGGCGGCGTGAAGGTCCCGGTCACCCCGCGGGTGTGTGCCGTCTGCAGCCGCCAGACACGGGGGTTCGGGTGGTTCAACCCGAAGCTGCCGCGCAGCCACCCGAAGCGGGCCGATAGCTATCGCAAATTCTGCTCCCTGCGCTGCCAGGGGGCCTATTCGAATCTGATGAAAAAGACCGGAGGAAAGATGATCGATCCCACGGAAATGGAAATCGCCGCCATGACGGACTGCCTCGACCCCTTGGGCGACTACGTGGCGGCTCTGGGGCTGGACACGCCCCTGGCGGGGTACAGCAGGGACCAGGTGCTGGGTTTGATCGAGGTGGTGGTGACCACCTACCAGGACCGGATGGTGGCTGGCCACGAGGCGCAGGCGGGGGTGCCGTTCTGATGCTGGATTTTAACCATCAACCGAAACTCCACGAGCGGGTCACGGATTTGATTGACACCGCCCTCCAGGCAGAGCAGGCAGACATGACACCTCGTGATTACCTGGGGGGATCCCGCCTGGGTGTCTCTTGCGAGCGGGCACTGCAATACGAGTACACCCACACCCCGGAAGATCCGGACAGGGGTTTCTCTGGCCGCATCCTGCGGGTGTTCGAGGTGGGGCATTCCCTGGAGGACCTGGCCATCCGTTGGCTGCACCTGGCCGGCTTCGAGCTTCACACCCAAAAGACCAACGGCGGCCAGTTCGGCTTCTCCGTGGCCGGCGGTCGGATCCGTGGCCATGTGGACGGCATCTTCTCCGGCGGCCCTGGCGATCTGAATCTGACCTACCCCGCCCTGTGGGAGTGCAAGACCATGAACGCCAAATCGTGGCGGGAGACGGTCAAGAAGGGTATCGCCAAGGCAAAGCCGGTCTACGCTGCCCAGGTCGCCGTGTACCAGGCCTACATGGAGGGCAGCGTGCCGGGTATCTGCCATAACCCGGCGATTTTCACGGCCATCAACAAGGACAGCCAGGAACTCTACTTCGAGTTGATGCCCTTCGACGGTGGCCTGGCGCAGTCCATGTCCGACCGGGGCGTGCGGGTCATCACCGCTACCGAGGCCGGTGAGTTGCTGCCCCGGGTGACGGCCACACCCACCCACTTCGAGTGCACTTGGTGTTCCTGGCAGGACCGCTGCTGGAAGGTGGGCTAATGGGCGACTGGTGTGACTTCAACGACGCCCCCGACAGCGTGGGGGCACAAACCATCGACGCCGATGCCGTGCGCCGAGAACTCTCGGACCGTCTGGAGTCGATGCTGGCCTACCTGTTTCCCAACGGCACCAGCCGGAAC